ATCAGGTCACTTGCGATTGTCAGCAATTCAGGCAACATAAGGGACACATTTTCAATCATAAGGGTGACTTGTTCACTCACCATCGTCATGGCAGATTCAATGCCACCTTGGTCACCAGATAGGATAGCTGCCAGCAGACCATTGAACGCACCGCCCAAGTCATTCACGCAAGCCAAAGCACCGCTCATGGCTGGAGCGAATGCGGATGCAAGGATGTTCTTTGTTGCTCCTGTGGTGCTGGAGAAGATCTGCATCTCGTCATCCAATGCACCCAAGGCTTCAAGACCCTCACCGCCTAGCACAGCACCCATGTCAACAGCCTTTTGCGTGTATTCCGCAAGACCTTCACTTCCCAACTCAATGATGGGATTCAGGTCTTGTGCCTTCTTGCCGAACAGTTCCATCGCAAGGGCATCTCGCTCGGTTTCGTTGCTGATGCCCTTCAAGGCATCAATGGATTCCCAATAGACAGTTTCCGCATCACGCAAACTTCCGTCTGCGTTGGTGACGGACACACCCAACTTTGCATAGGCTTCTGCATAAGCTGCACTTCCGTCCTTTGCTTCACCCATTGCCTTGACATTCTTTGCCATAGATCCTGTCAGGCTTTCCAGAGAAACATCCGTCAATTCTGCCACGGCACTATATTTTTCAAGGGTGTCGGTGGAAAGTCCTGTCTGTGTCGATAATGTCAGGATATTGTCTGCATAAGCTGCACCAGCCGTCAGGCATTCGCCCATTGCACTTCCAATGGCTTTGAAGCCATCTGCCAATGCAGAAAGACCAGCCTTGATTGCATCACTAATCAGGTTCGCCTTGATGATGTCACCCAAGGACAAAGCCTTCTCGCCACTCTTTTCGGCTTCTTCACCGAAATCCTCAACGGCATCGGCTTCTTCCTTCGTGGCTTTCTCGGCATCTTTGATGATGTCGGCATTGGTTTCCACTTGTCGGTTCATCTTGTTCAGTTCGGCTTGTGCGTTGTTCAGTTCGGTTTGCCACTTCTTGGTGGTTTCGCTGTTCTCGCCAGTTTCCTGTGCCGACTTTGCAAGTGCATCCTTCAGGATGCCGACTTTCTTTTCCTGTTCCTCAATCTTCTTGTTGAGGACATCGTTCTGCGAAGAAAGGTTTTCAACGGACTTGTCATTCTTGTCATACTGTGAGGTGACCGCTTTCATCTCGCTGTTCAGCACCTTGAGGTTGCTGGAAATCTCGCCCAAGGCTTTTCTGTATTCACTCTCGCCAGTAAGTTTGACAGTACCGCCAAAACTACTCATAAGCATTTCCCCCTTTCTTTCTTAGTCAGGCAGAAACTCACCTTGATGGTCAACATAGTCATCCAATTCTCGGTATGTTCTGCCACTTAATTTGAAGTCATAGTTGTTTTTGTAATGCTTATACATCTGCATCAGCCTTCTAAAGGTCATCCGTCCAACCTCATGGTCGGTGTACCCCAGAAGGCAATGCCCAATAAAATACAACCACGAAAAGTCCACCTCATCGGTTTCATTTTCGTGGATCACTCGTTTTTTGATTCGCCCTCGGTCTTTACGGATGCAACCGTAATTTCCTTGATAGCTGCGACAACATTCTGGATGCCAACCTCGGTCATAACTCTGCCGACTTGCTTTGCGGTCAGCAAGGGATCTTTCGTTCCGTTGCTCTCGTTCTCCATATCAATGCCTTCATTCAGCATTGCCATGACACCGCACTTCAGGTCTTTGACCTTCGGCTCTCCTTCGCCCTGTGTCACTTTGCCCCACGCATCAAGCGAACCATAATGCTCCTGAATCTCTTCCATGACATTCAGGTTAAATGCAAGAGGATACTTCTTGCCATCAGCTTCGATATATACAACCGTGTTTTTCATTTTAATTCTCCCATCTAACAGAAGAAGGGCAGATGTTACATCTGCCCCCTTGTTTCATATTTTCTTACTGTTTAGGTGTCAGGCAACCATCCAGATATGCTTCAGCTTCTGCTTCGGTTGCAAAGGTCTGGTGCTTCTCCCAAGTGCCAGCTGCCAAGCCGTTCAGTTCTGCATCCAGAGGGAACACAGTACCCTCAATCGCAGTAGTGCCAAACTCAACACTCTCACCTCTGGTCTTGGCATCGGTGGTGATTTTCGTCCACTTCACTCTGGGGAAGAATTCCACCTTGTACTTGCGGACACCATTCACCAGCTTGGTGACAATGTGACCATAGCCAAACTCAGGTGCGGTGTCACTCACACTCTTGGTGACTTCATCCTCGCTGATGGTGTTGCCCATCAGTTCAGCTTCCTTCTTGTCATCATCGTTTGCCACGGTGATTGCAAGAGTACCCTTCTTGAAAGAGTAATCGCACTCTGCCAGAGCATCATCCGCATACAGTTCAGCGGAATTATACTCAGGAGAGAATTTCTCATCAATGACCTTCTCCAGACAAGGCACACCTTCCGTCACAGCTGCGTACTTCTTGGTCTGGGGATCAATCTTGTTGTATTTGCCCTTCTTAAAGCCAATTCTAGCCATTACAAATTCCTCTCTTTCTCAAACGAGATAGTTTTGTGGTACAGTTCGGTGTCATCCTCATACATTTCAGGGGAATCTCCTGTCCATACCCATCCATGTTGCTTCATCAGTTGCTTGATTTCTTCCACTATTGCCAAATAGTTGCCATTGCTGAACACATCCACATCTACCGACACAATACTATACAAAGGTTCATTGTCGGCACTCAAGGTTGGATTCTCTGCGGTGATAGTCCATGTGGCAAAGGTTGTTTCCTTGCCCTTGTACCGCAGATGTGCCACAGGCACATCCATGCCGTTCACCTTTATCGCATCACCGAATATCAACTTCAGTTCTTCATTCATTGCCATCACCTTCAATATATCGGTTCTGCACTTCCATCATGGCTTGTTCGATTTCGTTTTTGTTGAATGCCTTGCGGAAGAACGGCTTTTTCTTCTCGCCTGAAGATGTTCCGTATTCTCTCGCCATAGCAATCAGCGGAATCGGTTTGCCTTTGGGATATGCTTTGGATGCACTCTCTGCATCGTAGCCATAGAAACCAATATGCACATTGACACCATCGTCACTCGGTGTTTGGTACACCTTTGTGACCTTCAAACCCTTCAGCAAGGTTTCAGTTCGTGCGAATGCACTCTTGATGCCTGACACAACCTTGTTGTAGACAACGGTTGCACCAGCTTTGCACATCTCGCCCATCATAATGGGTGCATCGGTTTCCAGATCCTCAAAGACCTTAATCAAGTCATTGGGAAGTTCTGCCTTGAATTTAGCCACTACTTTGTGACTTCCTTTGCCTGAATCTCCAACTCCACATTTGCTTCATCCACATTGTTCAGGTACTCGATGGTGTAGACCTTGCCGTTGTACCGAATGAACATATCCCTTGTGACTTCCGTCTTGGGAAAGCGGATGGTGAAGTTGGTATAGGCTTTTTCAAAATCGGTGTTGTTTGCAATCAGGGTGAACCCCTTGGTGGTCTTGACCTTTGCATACACAGAAAGGATGACGGCTTCAGCTTTTACCTTGAAACCGCCACCATCTTCCTGTTCGGTCACTTTGCAGATGTTTATGCGTTTGTTATACTCGCCAGCATTTATCACAAATTGCACCTTGTGTGCATATCCAAGATGGTCTGCACAACCTTATTGGGATTATTCTTGTCGATATACAAGCTGCGATTGTCATACATATCCTGACACAGGACATACACGGCAATCACAAGGTCTGCATATTCGTCCAAGTCCTCAAGTGCGGTGTAATTGGCAATATAATTTTTGGCAACTGTGAGAAATGTCTGCAACTGTTTTTCATCGGCATTGCTCACTTCACCCAAGCGGATGAATTCGGCAATGTCTGCTGTGGTGATTTCGCTCACCTTTGTAACCATATCAATTCCCCCTTACGAGGATTTCTTGCTTTTTGTTTTCTCCAACGGCTCGATGTATTTTGCTTGGAGCAAGTCAGCAACAATGTACTTGTCATTGATTTCCCTGACTTGCCCCTTGCTCATAGACACCGCACCGCTGAAGCTGACAAGTGCCTTGTACTTCATGATTAAGCCATGGTCAGCTTGGCAATCTTCTGTGCGTTCTCAACCTTGGCATCGAACTCAACCCAAGCATTGACACCAACTGCGTGCTGGGTGGCGAAACGCTCACGCAGAACATTCAGTTCCAGAGCATCGGCTCTCTGCTTCAGGGCAAGACCAGAGAAGTTGCCGAAGTAGATGACATCCTTCTTGGTGGCAATGTCAGGCATATTGTCAGACACTTCGACAGGGTAACCCAGCAGATAACCATCATACTCGCCACTCATATCGTTGTGGAACACCAGACGGTCATCACCGTCCTTCAGGCACTCGATGGCGGTCAGGGTAGCATTGGACATGATCCACTTTGCACCCTTGCGGAAACCCTTCTTGACGGTGTTCTTCAGCTTGACCAGTTCGTCAGCGGTGATGACGGTTGCAGAAGCTGCGTTCACCTTCAGGGTAACACCACGCAGACCCTGAACCTTGCTGTCAGTACCAATCAGGCACTCTCGCTCCATGAATCGTGCCACAACCTCGGCAACCAGATTCACAACGGTGTTCTCCAGATCGATGTCGGTGTTGTTAATCAGGGACTTGCCCAGCTTAACCAATGCACCAGCAAGGAAGTTCTCCAGATTGACGGAAGTGAACTTGCCAACCTTGCTCTCCAGTTCGGTGAAGTCCTCGGCATAAGCCATGGTGATGTCAGTACCGCTGTCAGCACCGTAGACAGGGATTGCCAGAGTACCCTTGGTGTCATACTTGGTTGCATCCTTCAGGATGCTGGACATATCGTAGGCGGTGGTGATAATCTTCTTTGCAATGGACTTGGGGATGATTGCACCGTTGTTGCCCACGGTCAGGTTGGCATCGGCACGGTTCTCAATCACACCACGCACATAGTCAACAAACTGCTTGCTCTCACGGATCTCGACTTCAGTTCTCTGCTCATTCTTGTTCATGTTTTTATCCTCTCTTTCAATCGTTTCATCAATGTTTTTGATTTCGTTTTCGTACTTTGCGAAGTTGTTTGCTTCGGCTTCGGTCAGGTTTCTCTTTTCCGCTTTGGCGGTGTCAATAATCTCCTGAAGCTGGCTCATCAAATCAACTCGCTTTTCTTCAAGTGCTTTGCGATTCATTTTGATTCTCCTTTACTTCATCAGTTTGGCAAGCCGTGCTTCAAATGCGGAATAATCGATGGAACGGCTTTCCTGTTCCTCGGTTTCTTCCTCAGTTTCGCCCTCGGTCTGCTTGGTTTCATCCTCGGCTTCGGCATCCTCTGCCTTTTCCTCGGTCTGTTCCTCGGCATCTTCGGCTTCAGTTTCCTCGGTTTCCTCGGTTTCAGCCGTTTCATCGGTCTGCTCTTCGGTCTGCTCCTCGGTTTCCTCTGCCTTTTCCTCGGTCTTTAATGCTTCAATCACTTTAGCTGCGACCAGATCTGCCAGTTCATCAATGCTGATGGTCTTGCCTTCCTCGGTCTGCTCAAAGGATTCCGCTCTAATTTCCTTCATTCTTGCACCCCCTTCCCTCGTTTCTATGCTCGTTCCGTAATAGGCTGGTGCTTTGGTGTCATCCAAGATGGACACCTCAAGCAGATCCAAGTCTGTTACCGTCCTGATTTCGTCCTTGCCTTCGCTGGTGATGACATCATCGTTGGCAATAAATCCAAAACTCCAACCAGACAGCTTGCCGTCCCTTGCCTTCTGTACAACCTCTTTGTCCGTGATGGTGATTTCGGCTCTCAAGCCAATGTTGTCCTCTTCAAGCACAGCATTTCCGTCTTTGGTGGATGCAAGAACCCTGTTTTCATCGTGGTTCAGCAACACAAGCACATTGTCATTCTTCTTCAGGGCATTGCGGAACACACCAGCCTTGATGCGTTCAAGGAATGTCCTAATTCTTCCGTGCAATGTTTCACGGATAGGCTTGGACAATCTCTCAACTGCGTTCACATATCCTGAAATCAATACACTATCGTTCCTTATCTCTACACGCATTGTGTCACCCCCTCTCTTGCGTTCTAAGCGGTTTTATTTTTAGGTGTCCACTTTCACTACTTCGGTGTCATTCTGTCCGTCCTCGCTGACAGGCTCTTCAGCACCGCCCATCTTCACCATGGTGTTGGTGTTCGGTGTGTAAATCATTCCGTTCTTGGTGTTC